TATCTATATTATACTCACCGTTGATTTTTTTAATGGTCATACCAAACAGTTCTAATGTAGAAACTCCATTAGTCATATTTTGTATAGTAGAACTTGATATAATATCCGCTACTGCAGTAGTATCTAAGCCCGTCATAGCAGACATACTACCTATAAGACTTAATACTCCTGCGTCATACTTTTTAAGACCTTCTAAAATAGCCTTTTGATACTGCACATTTAATAGGCTTTCTTTACTAGGGTTAGCACCCTCGCTAAGTAACTGATCATTTGCATCAGCTAAGCTTTGCATAGCAGCTGAAATTAACTGAGATTGATCAGGAGCCTTTCTTTGACCTCTAGCATTTCCTATATTAGCACTAACACTAGCTGCTTCGCGAACACTGTTATAGCTTGCTATTAAAGCATCATTTGCGCCTTCTAAATCTTTTTGTGTAGCCCCTGCTCTTTTTAAACTATCTTCAAACATGCTAGCTCCGCCAGCAGAAGCTATAAATGCTCCTGTGACTCCGGATTTAAACTCCTCGCTTTGCGTAGTCATAGAATTAAACCACTCACCGATTCTACCAAATACGTCTACTCCTAGTACATCTAACACCGAAGCCACAATAAATATCCAATTAAATGCTCCTAGCATTTTACTAGCTACGTTACCAAGCATAGTCAAGCCCCTGGAAAGTAAAGTAGTACCTGCATTAACTAATTTTGTAGCTATACTAGTCTTACTTAAAACACCGTTATAAGCAGACATTATCATTATAGCATCTTGGTGGGCTATAGTATTTTTAGCTAACACCTTAGTCTTAGTATCAATGGCTACACCATTTACGGTTGTTGTAACTGTATTCTCTGTAGTAATAGCTGTTAGTACTGCAATAGCTCTATTAAGTTCAGTAGTAGAAAGAATTTCTCCCTGCATAAACTTAGTACGGATAGCGGAAGCTTCTTGGGCTAACTTAGCTGGTATACCTTTTTGCCCCATTTTACCAGATTTTTCAAGTAAAGGAGTACCATCAGGGGCACTTGTTGTTACACCCTCTTTACCTATCAATCCTCTAGTTTCTACAGTTGCTTTAAATTTTGCAGCAGCAGCAGTTGCTGCTTCAAAACTACCCTTAACGCGTTCATTCTGTAAGACTTTATTATCTGCCCAAGCTATCCACCCACTGGTAGTACTAGAAATAAATTCTCCAAAGATGCTAGTAGCTTTTTTGAATACTAATAAGAATACCCCACCAAATACAACAAAAAGATTACCAAAATCCTTAGCTATGAAGTTTACGAAAGGAGTTAGGACTGTAGTAACTAGCTGTGTTAATTGAGTAGCTAAGTTAGAAAGCTGTACTTGTAACTGTGCAAGAGACTTTTGTGCTGATGGAGCACTAGTATTAATATCACTAAACTTTCTATCGCCCTCAGCTATAGCAGCATTTGCAAATGCCTGTCTACGCTCAAATTCTGTTAAGCTACTAGCTGCTACACCGTTTTGTCTAGCATATGCTTTAGTAGCTGATTCAATTCGCACAAATATGCCAAGTTCGTCGAGTAGTTCGGGTTCAAGTTTTGCTGTACCGCGTACTAATCGCTGCATTGAGTCTGCTAAGTCTCTACCTAGTGCTCTTGACGTTTTTAGTGCTACTTCTGCTAGTTTTTCGATTTGTGCAGTATTAAATCCAGCAGATAAACCAATATTAACTTGTTGCGCAGCATCAGCAAGAGTAAGCTGACCTTGTGTAATATCCTGTATACTTTTAAGTATTTTAGGTCCTTGTTGGCCTGTGGCGGCAGCTAATGCATTAGTACCTTTAACGATATTCTCAGCAGCGGCTGCTGAAGATAGAGCAGTAAAAGCTGCTTGTAGAGCAAAAGAAGTGGCAGCAGCCCCTGCATAGGCAGCAACTAAGCCACCCAAACCTTGAGACTGAGCAGCAAATTGTCTACCAGCGCCTGTAGAAGCACTTGTTAAACGAGTTTGAGCGCGACCTATTTGCTCAGTCGCGCTCACTACATCTTTGCTGCCTTTTGTAGTAAAAAGCGTTTCTACTACGTTTCTAATTACTCCTGCCATTTATCTATTCCTTTTTGCTTTAGCTAAAGACTCTTGTTCTTTTTGCTTTTGTTGATAGTACTTACCTAGCTCCCGCTCACATTGCTGAAGAAGTTCAAAGACTGCTCTTCTATCTTCGACTTCATATATATCCATTATAGCAGAAAGTCCGCTATAATCTTTACCTAACCAAGATCCACTCATACCTTCCCAGTTGTCGGGTAGCGAGTTGAGTAGTATAAGTGCTTGTTGAGCCTCAAGTGATAGAGTAGACGGGTCAATAGGCATACGATCTTCATCAGGTTCCCAACCCATCTGCTCGCACATTAGTAAGTACTGATCAACATTTAAACCACCTCCATTCAGTGAAGTCTGGAGGTAATCTATTAGTTTTTTGAGTCTGTCTCAGCTTTGCTACGTGAGAACTGCTCAAAATCATTTAGAGTGTCGCTTACAAACTGATCAAAGATTGTAGAGTTCTTTAGTAGCTCTACTGCTTCTTCTTCAGAATAGTCGATAACATCATTAGCATTCATGCCGGTAATATCGACAGGTAGTAGCTGTGGAAGATGCTTTACTCGTAGGCCGCGCCAATCAGCAATAGCTTTTTCGGCATAGTGTTCGATAAACTTTGCACTATCTACTTCTTCTTCTTTTTGACGCGTACGCTTGTTAAACTTGTAGGTTAAGCTAGAGTTGCGAATTTTTAATAGATCTTCGCGTGTTATATAGCGAAGATTTACTTCAAATCCATCAATATCTGGAAATTCTACCCAGGTTGATGTTTCTTTAACTAGCATTGATTTAATTTTACTCATGAGTTTCCCTCTTATAAAAGTGAGCGTCCATCGGTGAATCTGCTAAGCAAGGGAGGGGAAACCTTGTTTCGCAAGCCGATAGACGCTCTCTGGTTGATTAGTTATATTTCCCCTCAGAAATATTCTAATTATTTTGCTGCAAATATAGTAACTTCGCCGCCAGTTCCTTTGTTAGCACTAGTTTCCTGTGCAACAAAGTTCACACTCATACCAATAACATCATCTATTGATAGCTGTGGGAATTCGAACTGAACTGCTGGTAAGAAGAAGGCTACATATGGAGAAGTAGCGCCACCAATTACTAAGTTAGCGTTAGAAGTTTGTGCAGAGCTTGTACGAGAATCTGCGGCAATATTACGTAGGAACTGAGCAGATTCATTATTATCGTTACGTAGATACATAGTAGCACTACCTGTAACAGCACGAGTACCTACAAACTGACCTATAGGAGCATTAAGCGCAGATAGTTCTTCTGGAGTTAGGTAAGTCATGTTGTTAGTATAATCAAAGGTTAGCGCAGTTACTGGGAATGTGTAGCTATTAGCTGTAGCAGTTGCTGTAGCAGCGTGATTAAAAGTAATAGAGCTTAAACGGTTCTTAATGAATGAGTTTGTAACATTAGCTCCTGCAACAGACATTTGGTTATATGGGTGAAAAGCGAGAGTAGCACCAGAAGCTGTATTAGAGTTTGCTACGACTGTGGCACCAGCATTTGATATACCACCAAACACTGCTATAGCATTAGCACGAGTAGTACCAGTAAGTTCTACCATAGTAGTACCCATACCAGCCCAAGTGGTAGTAGCAATTTCTTCTATACCAGCGTCTACAGTAGCCTGATTAACAGTAGCTTTGTTTACCTGATATACTACGTTATCTAGGTGGAAGTATAAATAGTTTTCTTGTGCTATAGAGAAATTAGTACGAGTGCTATGAGAACCAGTACTTGCTGCAGTATTAGCAGTGGTAAGTCTTCCAGTAGTAGACCATACAGACTGCTCTACGTTGCTAGCAGAAGCTGGAGCTGTATTAGATGTTAGAGCTTGCCACATGAACCAGTCAGCAACAGGCTTAACGTTACCAGTAGCAGAAATACCAGCACCAATACTTGGTAGAGCGTTACCAGTTATTGCGCCTGTTGGGCGGATATAAGTTTGGAAGTTCCAATCAACAGGGTTGATTGCTGTATTGAAGCGTTGTTGTGAACGATCAGGATTAAGACCTGATTCCATAGAAGTAATGTCTTGTGTGGCTGTAGAAGAAGTAACTGCAAAACCAGCTAATACCTCAATCTTCCAAGTATTACTTGGTGTCATAGTTGTTACAGGGTTACCACCAGCAAGGTCCACTGTAGAAAAGAAAACTTCTGAGTTTCTTTGTAAATTTAGGGATGCCATATTTTATTCTCCTTAATATTCGAGTCTATAGACTACTGATAACTCAACTTCTGCAATACCATAAGGGAATGATAGTCCTTCATCTTGGGTAATATTTTCTATAGTTATATCTAATATTCCCATTTCAGGATTATCGCCTATGTTATAAACAATATGCTCAATGTCTTGTACTAGATCATCCGCAAGTTGTTGAGAATTATCTTCTCCATATACGTATGCTCTTATAGTAACTGTTAATGTAGCTACCGTCAAATTTTCTGATTGAAAATTTCTAATTTCGGTTCCGGCTGACAAGTAAATAGATGGAAAATCATTTACCTCATCTAGAAATTTTATCTTACGGTATACATTATTGAATACGTTCTGATTAAATTGATACGCAGTATCGTAGGGTGATATGTCACCATCTATTTCTTTAAGATGTGTAATCAAAAACTGAACAATCTCTGTTCTTCTATTAAAAATCATGCTAGACTTCCTCTGCGTACAATGCTAAACTCTCTAGCGTACAGATCTTGAGCAACTTGACGTATTGATCGCTCTACTTGTAACTCTGGATGATAACCATAATGTTCTAATGATCTATATAGAGGGTTATAAGTATATTGAAGTGTCTTTGCTCTGTAATTAGCCGTAACAGCTACGCTGCTACGAAAACGACCAGTACGTTCTTTGATATCTGGCGGTTCTGGATCACCAAAACTAAGCATAGAATCTCCTAGTCGTTTTTGTACTAAAAATGTCCATTGTGCTGATGATATAAATTTTTGGGGCTTTGGTGTATTTACTTGTTTAGTATTTTGTTTTTTCTGTAAACTGGTTAGGTTAAGCTTACCTTTAGTAAGTGGTATACTACCACCTGTAGGTACTCGTACAGAAACACTATTAGCACCTCTAGTAGATACTTTAACTGTTTTACCAAACTTAATAGCCCTAAAGTCTTTTTCTAATTGATCTAGACTACCTATAACTAAAGGTTTAGTATCCATTAGTAATGCTAGAAATTTTTTCTCAAAAGCGTTATTTAAAGATAAGTAGAGTGTGCCTTTACTATAATACATCTCAAAAGGAGGTATTTTAAAACCACCCTTTGGCGTGTATAGATTTAATGCGGTAACACTAGTTCCTAGTTTATAACTAATTTGTAAAAACTTAGCTTTATTATAAAACTCCTGATATAGTTTAGTATCTTTCTTTTTTAGCAGCTCCAACCAACCTGTACCGTTATTAGCATTTAACTCTTGTACTGCTTGTGTAATAGTTGAACCTTTAAAAGTTTTTTTAATAGCCTCTGATACTTTAGAACCACCAACACCAGTAGTAGTTTCTGTAAAAGTACTTAATAAATCAGATATAGTAGGCTGCTCTCCCGCCATAGAAGGAGCTGTTCTAACGCGTCTGAACTTAGTCTCTATATCTACTTGTTCAGTATCTATACCAAGAATGTCTTTGAACATTCTTAATACAGAGTCATCAGTTATACTAATGTCGGGTATTAGCTTTTCACTACCACCTCTAGCAACCCCACCAAATAGTTTACCTACCGCCGATTCTAAGTAATTATATGCTAGCTTATCTTCTATTCTTACGTTAGGATTATCTAAGTATTTACTATAAGCATCTAATATTTTAGTATCTGATATAGTAGTAACCCAAGCTACAATACTTGATCTAGGAGCCATTACTTAATAATCCTATATAAATCTAATATACGAACAATATGTGGAGGAAAACTGCTAGATAGGTTGAAGTTATCGCCGCGCTCACCTTCAAAGCTAAATCCTTTTTTCTCTTGATCTTGCTTGTAGATAAGCTTAATAAAGTCTAGAGTAGCTAACTGTAGATCATAAGGAACACTTCCAGGTTCATAGCCTGCACGATACTCTACTCTTACTCCACTTGGGTATGGTTGAAAAGTAGCAGGACCTACAAGACTTAGAGAAGGGTAACTACGTTGTACAGAGCGATAAGTACGACCAATATTTCTATTACCAGTATCACGAGTTATGCGACCAGTACCTCTATCAAAGTTATAATCGTTAGGGTCTGCGTGTGCATCACTAGCTGATGTAGATTTATCTTGACCATCAAAGTGAATTAAACAAGCAGTATCACCGTCGGGTCTAAACCTATAAGCGGGAGGAACAAAGTTAGAGCTATAACGAGCAGCACTAGATACTCTAAACTCATCTATATAGCCTTTAAAACCATTACCAATTTTAACATTAGAAGTAAAAGTATGATCAACTACCGCATAGGATGCGTTAGCTATAGTATTGCCATTATAGTGTAGATATAGTCGCTCATTGTCTAGGTTACGAGATACAGCTACGTGAGCCCATCTACGTTTACCAAACTGTTGACTCTCAACTGACGTATTAGCACCACGTACAACTGTAGCGACACCGCCTACATTAGATTCAAAAGATAATCCATACTGATTAGACATACTAAACTTCATGTAGTTAGCCGCATCGGTATTAATCTCAAAAATAGTGTTATTTTGAATGGTTGCGTCGTCTATGCGTACAAACATTTCAATAGTAAAATCGCCTTCGTCAAACTTGAACTTATCGGGAACAGCCGTAGAACCTATATAAGATCCTAGTGGTAGCTCTAAACTAGATTGACCGAATCGTTTAATCTTTGAATTTATCTGTGCTGAGTTATAGAAACTTACAGATAGAGCACTATCTGTAGTACTATTAGGAACTCCTATAGTAGACGGGTCAGTAAGAATTTGGTGCTCAAAACCGTTAAATTCTGTAACTTGATATACATTACTTAACGGTAAGCGACTAACAAATACCGAACTTACTCCGCCATCAAATATCTCTACATATGTGTTAGCGGCTATTTCTTGTCCGATATAGTGCTCAATAACACTTGTAGCATAAAAAATTATGTTGGATAGTCTAGCATCTTGAGTATTACTAGAGATGCTTAAATAATCTTTTACTTGTGGTAAAGTAATATAAGTATACTTACCTAAATCTTCTTCAAAACGATCTGTCATAATACTCTTCCTTTTTATTGAATAAGGGGAGGCGTGTGACCGCCTCCCCCTTTAACCTTAACAATGTAAGAGTTGATATTAACCTGCGTTAACGTTAACTGCATATGCGTAACGGCTTGCGTCAAGAGCAGCACTAGCATTAGTAGTTAGAGCCTTGAAGTCAAAACGTGTACTCATGTACATTGCAGTTACTTGCTGACGTGGTTCGTATTCAGATTCGATCTCAATACCACGACGCTCTGCAATCATAAAGCCTGGCTTATAGATTAGAGCACCTAGAGTGTTACCAGTTGTACCAGCATTGTCTAGGAATTCGGAGATTACGATAGGAATACCGTAAACAGCGCCTACAGAACCAGTTAGGTAAGTAGCGTTTGGACCGAACTTATCAACAGTACGGAAGTCAGAAGTAGTTACTAGGTTGTTGTAGCCTTCGATAGAAGTTACATAAACTAGATCGTTACCTAGCTGTAGACCATACTTACCCATTGCAGTACGTGCTGCAGCGATATTAGATGGATCAGCTTTAGTAGTAGAGGAGCCTGTTGGGGTTGTTAAGCTTGCAGAAGCTGCTAGCTTAGTAATACCAGTAATAACAGATGCGTAACCTGTTGAGCTACCTGGGCCTACTGAGTTAGTTGGGGAAGCTGTGAAGCCTGTTAGAGCACCAGTACCACGTAGAATGGACTTGTCGATAGCACGAGCTAGACGACGAGTAGCTGCTGCACGTAGGAAGTCTAGTAGAGGAAGAACTGTGTCTTCTTCTTCATCCTTAGCTAGGTGAGTAGTTGCCATAAACTTGTGTGGAGTGAAGTCTACAGAACCGATTGAGTTCTGATTAGATACAGGAACGTTAGTTAGGTCGCCAATGCCAGTAGCAAAAGTACCAGACTTGAACATTGCTACATCACCATCAGTATCTTCGTCTGCAACTGGTACACGGAATGTCTTAGCGTCTACTGCTAGGCGGTTAAACATTGGAGCAATAACTAGTTGCTGTTCCATTTCAGTGTAGATGTTGGAAGAGAAGTTAGATAAGAACATGTCAACAGTAGTGACAGCCTTCATGCGGGAACCGTACTTAGTATCAAATACGTCGCGCTTATTTAGCATCTTGGAAAGTAGAACAGCGTTAGCCATTTCCTTTTCAGAGAATTGTGATGTAGAACGTGAGTTCTCTGCATATAGCATTTTGCTATTTTGTAGAGACTTGATCTCATCACGATACTTGCCTAGTTGAGACTTTAGTTCTGCAAGTTCTTCAGTAGCAGCTGGTGTATAATCACCATACTTAGCTTGTGCGTCAGCCTCTTTTAGAATAGCTTCACCAGTTTTTTCAACTAGATCAGCAACTCTAGGCGCTGAGACGCTTGCAGACGCTACGTCTTTTTTAGCCTCAACCTGAGTTGCTTTAGCAGAGCTAAGGTCGATTGTTTCTACGACTTGTTCAGCCATTTTGTCGTTCTCCTTTGTTGAATCTTCGTGAAGCGGTTCTGGCTCAGCATTAACTGATGCCTTGTCTTCACTTATAGTTTTGATTGATTTTTTCAGTTGTGAAAGTTCTTCTGTATTCACATTAAGAATATTATCACAGGGTTCGCCGTTCGCGTCAACTTCTAAAAATTTAAAGATTGGGCTTTGGGCAGTTGGTAACTCAAGGGTCTTGTAGATTTTTTCTTTATAATTTACAAGGTCTCCAGACTTAATGTTAGCTACATCTGCGGCTAGTAGATTGATGAAAGGTATACGCTCATTAGGATCGAGTGCTTCTTCAATCTCCTCATCTGTAGTTTCTTCTAAATCTTTTGACGCATCTTTAGTAATTTCTTCT